GGTAGCCATAAGACGTGCAATGTGATCCTCTAGATCTGGACCTTCAATATTGTCTTCAAGAGACTCTGCTGAAAGTTCCCAGTCAAGACGGAGCTTGCGTGTTGTAAGAGATACCTTGTTAAATGTAGCATTTTGTGCAGAGAAAGTTGTGTTGTTAGCGTTTGTATAGCTATCACCACTTGCCACGAAGTTACGTGGGTTATCTTCCTGTGCGACGGTCATGATACGTTGTCCAACAGCAACACGATCAATTTCGGTTGTGTTTGAACGCATACGGATTGTACGGGCTGTCTTAGCCAAGATTGTTGCATCCCACATGTAATCCAAGAAGCGATTAGCTTGATCTGGATATAGGAGACCGTTACCTGAAAGGGTAGCAGAGTCTGTAGATGCATTGACTGCTGAAGAACCGAGGTCCGTAGTATCAATTACTTTTTGTAGAAGTTCATTACTCATTTTTATTTCACCACCTTATTTTTTCTATATTTTTTATATGCTAGAAGCACTGAGGAAAGCACCTTGCCATATACTTTGTTTTGGTTTTGTTTGACCCATTGGAGCTTCTACCCCAATGGACTTCTGAACTGCAGTAGCAGATTCAAAATTCTTGAGTTGATGATCAACATACTCAATCTTTCCGAACATATCTGTTACTGACTTACTCAAGGTTTCGTACTTTGTAGCGAGATCTTCGTTTGCCTTCTGAATATCCTCATAAGCCTTAGACAAGCGAGCCATTTCAGCTCTGGTCTCGTTAACAATGTTATACATGTCTGCTACTGTTGCTGCATGTGTTGCATAATTAGTATTAGACTTTTCAAGTGACTCACCAAAGAAGGCCTTAAGGTCTGAAACCATCTTCTCAAAATCAAGTGTATCTTCAACCTCAGAAATTTCTGCAGCCTTTTCAACTGTAGTATCTGAAGTTTCTGAAACAGATGAAACTTCTTCGGCAGGAGTCTCAACATCAATTGACTTCTCAATTGTTGCATCTGTATTTTCTGTCATTTTGTTACCTCCTTCGTTGAGCGAAATCTCTTCACTCTTTTTAAGTCCGTCTTCAAACGTGACTTTTTTCTTGCTATTTTGATCAGGATAAAGATTAATGGTAGCGTTGCTATCAATGACATTACCTGCCAAACCTGGTGCAGCTGTTTCGCCAGCTTCGTGTGCGGATGTTGGTGCATCATCTTTCTTAAAATAAGAATCAATTACTTTTTCAATTGCTTCAAACTTCTCTGAATCCTTTTGTTCAACCCATCCAATGTTTGTCATAGGTGCATCGCAAACAACGCAATCCTTTGACATTGCTTCTGATGTTGAAGCAACTTCATCTTGCTTACACCAGAAAACATTCTCTAGGGTAATGTCTGCAATCATTCCTTTTACAAATGTGCTTCCATCTACATTCTTTTCAATAGAAAAAAAGTTTGCAAGCTGATTTGCTGGTGAATCTACTAGTGAAAGTTCATGAAGATCGTAGTCATGAATAACACGACGTGTTTCGTTCTCCCCGTCAACTTTCTCCATCTTTGCATCATTGATGTTGCCACCAATAGAAAATCCAGAATAAGTACCGTCTAAGCACTTCTCCCATGCATCCTGTGCCCCCTTTGAAATATAAGCAGTTACATAAACTCCGTTATATTTCTTCTGTGTTTCTGGGTCAAAAAATGTATCATGCTTAAACTTAACCATCTTACCAACTGCTGTTGGCCCGTGCATCTCACGGATATTTCCTCTGAATCTTTCAAAGGCTTTCTTATTTGCATCTGCAGTTACAATATCTCCATGGCGATCAACATTGTCTAGTGATGCAAATCCTGAGACAAGACGCTTCTCCTTATCAACCTTGGTAATAGGAAAATGCAAGGCCGTAGAAGATTCACTGTTCTGCCAATAAGTTTTTTGTAGTTCCATATGTAAATAAATAATAGCAATATTTATAAATAAAGCATAATTTTGGTAGAAATTATTTTATAATGCCGCTATTGATTTGGATGACTTTTTTGACATCCGCCCCTTCTGGTTTGTATTCTAACCCTGCGTTTGATGGTTCTGGTGCTGCTGGGTTGTGGTCTTCAATATTAGACACGTATGGCGTTACTATATGAGAATCTGGGGTGACATTAGGGTTTGCCATTGAATTGTGTGAAACTAACCCACCTGTTATAAATCCTACCCCTACATAAGCTAAGTGGGATATGTCATGTTGAAATCCAGTAGCTGCCCATGTTGAAAAAGAACTTGTTAATGCAATTCCTAGGGTTTTGGCATCAAGAATATTGAACTTAAAATGATGTTTTAGGCTCATAGCGATCCCTTTAAAGTATCATAAACTATTTGTGGAACAGTTCCTGCTTGCACTATAATTCCCGCCTTTTTATCAAAGATGGTTAGTGCTGCTTCAGTTTGAGTATTCATAGTTCCTGTGGCGTATTTTGCTACAAGAAGTCCTTTTTTAACAAGAGCTTTTTGAACTGTTAGAACTGCATCATTGGTCTGTCCTAGTGCAAATGACTTTGACGTTGTAGGAAAAGGTGGAGCATAAAATGCTGTTGGAGAAGGTGTAGGGACTGGTGTTGAAGTACTTGTAGTACCTGCTACAGAGCCATGTAATGCTGCTGTGCCGCCTGCAACGGCTGCTCCTGTCGCTCCGACAACTGCTGTTGCTTTCTTGCTTGTAACACCCTTTGAAACTGGTTTTAATGGCACTGGATATTTAGGTCTTACAATTGCCATAACATAAAGATACGGACGATGCTCTCTATAACATCCCCCACCATTTGCAGCAGCACTTGTATTTTTATCAGTTGTATTAAAACCTATTGTTGTTAATCCGTCTGCAGATGCAGCTTCTACAATTTCAACATGCTCTGCAACACCAGTACCCCATGAAAAGAAAACAAGGTCTCCTGGTTGTGCCTGATATTTATTTACTACTAATCCTTGACGCTGAAACCATTGAAGTCCTGCAGGGCAATATGCAAAACCTTTTGGTGTTTGTGCTGCGACTAATGAAGATAAACCAACTTGTGCAAAACACCAACTAATTCCCATTGCACAATAAGACGCATTTGGAACACCATACCAGATACCGTATGGATTTTCATTCATAGGACCTTCAATAAATCCTATTTGACTTCTAGCAACATTTAATACATCTAATGCTGTAGACATTTTTTAATTACCTTCTTGTGGCCCATCGCCTTTTGCATTACGACCAGTTCCCATTTTATCTGGAGCGTTCAAGGTTCTGTTTTGATCACGTGTTTTATTTCCACTAAAGTCGGATTTTGCATCTGTTTGTGCTTTAGGGTTAATAACCAACACTGCATCACCACCTTCAAGTGGAGCCATTCCACGACGTGCACGAACTTCGTTAGGAGTAATAACTTGATCCTTCAGATAACGGTCATCAATACGAGATTGAGTCTCTTCATCTGTAAGTGCAAGTTCGTTAAATTGAAGTTTGAACGCATCAGTAAATTCCTTGATAATTAAATTAATCTTAAACTCAAGTTCTTCTTGACGTGGACGACATACTTGCTCTTTAAATGTCTTGTCAGCATCTTTAGCATTAGCCAACGAAACGTTTGCAGGCATTCCAAGCTTTGATACTGGAACACGGTGAGACAAAAGAATACGATCTCTGTTTTCTACCGCATAGTTCCTAAACGAAGAATCTTGAATTCCCGCTTCAATTGGCTCCATGTTAAACTCAACACGACCTTGCTCGCCATCTGATGGAAGAGGGATATAAAGGGTTCTGTGATTTCTTCCTTTAAGCCCCGTCTGGAAGAACTCTAGTAACTTACGCTCTGATTCTGCTGTAAGCTTTGCTCCCTTTACGGTAATAATGTAACGAGGCACAGCTTTGTTTTCAAAGTAGTCCAAGTTAAATCGCTGTGCGAATTCATCACCAGCAACTGCATTCTTAGCAGACAAAACATCTGGAATGCCATAGTAGGTATTTGACGGAGTAAATACTTTAAAGTGAATTACTTCGTTTGGCTGGGGATCAGTACCTATCTGATCTGGGGTCTCGGTATCACCGAAGTTTCTAAAAAATGTATAACGGTTATAAACAACTTGTACAAAGCCGTCACGGTGACGACGGATACGCATTGTAGTTGTAGGAATATGTCCAATATAACCAATCTTACCTGTTGATGTGCGACCAACTTCCATGTAAGCATTTCCAGTAGACTCTAGGTCAACGAATATCTTTTTCATTGTTTCTGTAAATGAATCATCTGAGTTAAGGGATTCTAGGAAGCTGCGAAGCTCTTCTTTTAAACCTTCAATCTTTGAACGTAGCTTATCAAGCTTCTTTGGATTATCCATAGCCAATTCAATTTTTGAAGTTGTATCCCATGTGTTCTCAAACTTATAACCAAGGCCAACTACGTTGGCAGCTTTAGCATTTACAGCAGAGTGATGATATGGGGAGATATCATAAAGCTGTGCCAAGTAAAGAATGTTGTATGGAGGTTGAACAATCTGAAATAACGAATATCCAGTCAGATCAAGCGGATCAAGTTTCTTGGACTTTGCATCACCAACGCCAGTAAATGACTTTTGAATTCTATTTACTTGACGACGAAAGTTAGGGCTTAAACCATCTGCTTTCTTAATTTCATCCCATGATGCGTTAAATGGGTCACCAAAATCGTGTTCTACTGTATGTGATGGGGCATCAAGTTTTACTGTGATCCCGCCCTCATCTTCATCAATCGTGTCATCAATTTTTAAATTAGCCAAGTTTCATGTCCCTCATTTCTTTAACATAATCCATCATAGCTGGAGTATCATATTCATCTGGCACAAGGCCCAATTCTAATCTTTGTCTTTGCATTTCAAGTTCTTCATCTGTAACTGGTCTATGTCCAGCCATAAACAATGGCTTTCCATCTTCTAGCCCGTAGTGCTTTGCAACATCTTTAAGCTTCTTTATCTGACGGATATCGCCTTTCATGGACGGGATACTTAAATAAGCACCTTCTTCATCCATGACAATTTTGCCGTCTGGCATCTGCCAAATATATAATCCCCAGTTAACTTCATCAACGGGAGTAATCTTCATTTTACCCATATGCCCATAATACCACGTAACTGTTAAAAATGGTACATATGACTACCAAAAATACAGGTTAATTAACCATTTACGGGATGTGGGTATGCCAAAATTGGTTGTCCAGCATTAAATGCTGTACTACCGCCTGAATATTCTGACAATGTGCCAATTATGTTTGATGCTCCTGACAAAAGTGTTGAATAATCAACTTGAGAAACATTGCTAGAAAGGAATTCCAGGTATCTTGTTTGGGCATCTGACTGGGCAAATGCTTGTGGATAAATACTTACATATCCAAATGTGCCATTGGAGAAGTTCTGTAGTCTTTGATCTCCGCCCAAGTAGATTTGAGTATTAATTGAGTATGGATAAACGCACACAAAGTGGTAGGACTCACCTTGGGTCATGGTTTTGCCTGATGTTAATGATAAACCATTTACATATACATTACCAAAACCTGTTTGATAAATTGCCCCTGTTGAATCAAAGTACAAAGACGCTCTAATACCTATGGTATCCAAAATAATCTGTACTTGAGTTGCTGTAAGCTGATCCCACCTAAACCAGAATTCTATTGTTTGATATCCCGTGGCAATTGCTGCTGGAGTAATTGTAGCAACAGAGTTTGCATTATTTACTTCTGCAATTTTAATTCCAAAGTTTGAAGATCTAGCCAGGATGTTAAAGAAATTCTTTTCAATTGAATATGTATCGCCTGTATAGCTTCCTTGTCTTGGAGCTAACACGAAGGCACCTGCATCTGAGATAATTGACAAATCATTATAAAACACAACTAGTGCATTATCCATTCTTGGCAAATACTGTGAAGATGAGTCAGCTGTAAATATAGTTGTTTTAAAAATCGTATCTGTATATGCTGTAGCACTATCTGGATACTTTAATGCTGGATAACCATTAAGAACATTAGTCCATGTCTTGCCATAATCTTGTGATAATTGAACATTTACGCTTTGATTTGTGCTAACTGTTGAATCATAATAAGAACCTGTATCCCAGGTCATTCTGGCTCCAAATATCTTGGCAAATTGTGAAGAAGGTACACTTAGCGTCCATGTTCCTATTTGAGATACCGCCGTGTTATTAATAAAGGATATTGTGGTGCTATCGTAAGCTCCATAATTTGTATAAGTTGATGGATCAACATATTTTGGCAAAAAAGACATGTAAGAAATGCTTCCAACCATTGGGCTGGTGGTTGCAGATGAATATTGGTTTCCAAAGTACAGATTCAAGTTAGCATATGTATATGAAGGTAAAGATCCATTAGATGAGCCTGTATTTGACATATATATCTTTACTGTAGTGCTATTTATTGCTACTCCAAAATTATAAGTTCCCGCCGTATTTTGAGCAGGTAGTTGTGCAACAACATTTTCTGTAACTGTATATGGATAATTAGAAGATATTGAATGATAATACAATGTTAGTTTATTTGATGTATCTTGTGCAAGATACAACCATTCACCATTATTAAATCCTTCAACAGCAAATATAACTGCTGGATTTCCAGTTGTGTTGCTTTGCCAGTTAATCTGACCCATTATAGACATTGAGTTTATATCAAAGTATGAAGATATATTTGAAAACTTTGCTGAAGCTGTATTTGTTACAGATAATCCATTTGAAGTTGTTATTGCTCCAGAGGTTCCTGCCTTGGTTAGGGACGGGATTGTTTTAAGTGTCAATCCATTATTATCAGTAATTAAATTAGTTAATACGCCTTGGCTATAATTTTTGGGATCTGAAAAATCTTTTTTATAAGCATACATTGCATCGTTTTCTTTAATGTCAAAAAAATATCCGCTTGTTTGTTTTACATAACTTTGTGGGGATGAGTCATATGTTCCCCAAACCATATGGGATCTAATTTGATTTTGAGATAATGTATAGTCATAAAATGCTAGGTCGTTTACAACAAAATTGTTTGAACCTGAAGATGGCCCTACTTTATAGAAAAAGTCTGGTGCAGCATATGTATCATGAGACCAAATGAAGTTTGATGATGCTGTTGCAGAGTTTCCAGATATACCATTAACAACTACATTAATAGTGCCTTTGGAATAATAAACAAATAAGTGACATTGTGATTCCCATGACTGTACTTGTTTATATGCAGTGTATGAAAGTGCTGCACCTGTTTTTTTATCTTTACCATTAATAGTAAAATAAACTCTATCGTTATTTATATATACTTGGGCAATAGTGTCGTTTAGATATGTTACTGAAAGAAGTGTGTTATTAAGTGGCGGGTTTGAATCAAAAGCCAACCATATCTCCATACCAAATGTTAAGTTTTCAGTTCCAGTATAAAACATGTCATATAGCTGAGCTAGGTTGGTTATACCAACCTCTGATGTGCCATTTATTTTACATCCCGCCAATTGGGTGTCATAACTAGAAAGAGTTGCTAGAGGCAGGATGTCAAGAAAGTTTGGCTGACCAATTGTATAAGCTCCATGATTTCCATTTGTAGATATATCTTGCAAGGTAAATGTTGGAGAAGTAGATCCATAAGTAGGTTCTGCAGATATCCAGTCCTGATATGTTCTATATTCAAGCAAAATAGTAGCATAAGTTCTTAGCAATGATGTGCCATTTAATGGCCAAAATGCTAGAGGATTATCTCTGAGTACTACTTGCTTATATGACATTTACACCCCAACTATACTAATTCTACCATAAATTCAGTCAATTAGGTTTTTCTTAATTTCGTTTAAAACCTGTTCCCTTAAATTAGCTTTTTTAGCATTTTCATATCTTTGTAATAGATTCTTTTGTCCACCATACCTTATATTTGAAGTTGCACATTCTTCTGCTATATTTGCAAGTTCTTTATTCATCTTAAACCTTTTTAATATTATTTTTTTATCTGTTTTAAATTCAGTATAAAATAATGGTTGATCTGCTTCAAAGTTTAATTCAGATACATTATGTGGAATATGGTAGTCAAGATTAAAATCCCTAAACCACTGACCTATATCAAACTCGCCCGTTGAAAGAATTACATTTTGAGCTGGGGATACTGGTGGAAAATATGGGGCTGTAAATCTTGCTACAACTGGTTCTTCAGCAAAAAATATCCATGACATGTTATATCTTATATTAACCGTACCTTCAATTGATGGCTCTTTGTCAATTTTTACTTTTAATGGAGCAATATCAAATATATCCAGCGGGTAGTTGAGGTTGTTACTCTTTATATATTCTGGAATAATTATTTTACTAGGCATTACATTATTTGTCACAAACACATTTTTCATTGAACTTACATATGCTGGACAACTAAACATATTGTTCTTTTTATTATTGTCATTTTTCTTTTGGATTATTTGATTCAATAGTGGCTCTGGCTCAGAATATAACATTGTCCAAGATGATTCCTCTGGCAAAAATGCCGAAGGTGACCAATATATGGTTATAGTGTCTTTCATTATTTTCCTTTGTTAAGGGGAATTAAATTCTTTTTTCCCAGTTTACTTTTTCTTCATTCCAAATGTATACAAATCCAACGCCATCAATTTCTGGCTTAGGATGCGGTGGAACCCATGTGCATGTTTCTTCATCAAATACCCATGAATCAAAAATTTTTTTATCAATAAATGCATCTCTTTTTTCATCATAAGTCATGCCAATTCCTGCAAAGTTTTTTCTGAAAGGTACTCCACCATTTTTATGTTGATTTGCATATGTGTTATATGAAGTTCTAAGGCATCTATAACCTGTTTCTTTAGAATAAAATTCTTCCCAGTCGGTTATGCCGTCAACAACCTCATGCTCATTCCTACCAGTTATTACTTGAACAACTATATTATTTTCATCTAAAAGTGCATAATGTGCCATTAGAAACCAATCGTCCCCGTTCCCGCCGTGAATGTGTAAACTCTGTAGCCCGATCTTGAAGATGTGCTATATGTATATGTAAGTCCTGCACCAATTGTGCCAAGTGTTGGTAATGAAGTTGGATAGGCAATAATAACTACTCCTGAGCCTCCTGGTTGTGCCGTTCCTGAAGTTCCAGCTGCTCCGCCGCCGCCGCCTAGGTTTGTACCTCCAGCTGTTTGATTTGTTCCTAGGCCATAACCATTTCCACCTTGACCACCTCCACCTGAACCACCAGATCCGCCATAACCATTAGATATTCCGCCGCCTCCGCCGCCTGCATAATAAGTAGAAGTTCCAGTTATTGAAGATGTAGCACCTCCGCCGCCAGTACCTCCAGTGCTATAACCATTTCCACCTGCGGTTCCAGCACCTCCGCCGCCGCCTGATGAATAGGCTGGGCTTGGAGCAACGCCTGTGCCTCCATTATTTCCTTGAGATGGAGTTACTGCTGGTATATTTCCATAGCCCCAACCTGAAGTTCCAGTATGTGCTCCTCCACCTGAACCACCATCTCCTAATGCTCCTGGAGTGTAGCTTGGTCCACTACCTTGTGCGCCAATGCCTCCTCCTGCAGAAGTTATAACACCTAATGTGGAATCGCTTCCTTTTCCAGTTGATGAATAAGGTCCTCCAGCTCCAACTGTTACTGTTGCTGAGCCCAGCAAAAGAGTTCCATTTCTAAATCCTCCTGCACCACCACCTCCTGAATGTGCTGTAGCATAAGTTCCAGCACCTCCGCCGCCAACGACTAGATATTCTACAGTATATCCACTTACTGGAGTAACTGAATTACTTGGAGCACTTAAAACTGATGAACCTGCAGAGTTATTTGCAACTGCTGTAAACGTATATGAAATACCAAAAGAAACTCCTGTTACTGCAATTGGGCTTGAAGATCCAGTTGCACTTAAATTTCCAGGACTTGAATAAACTGTGTAAGAAGTTACTGTTGAAGCACCTGTATTTGATGGTGCTGTAAATGAAACAGATACTGCACCGCCACCATATGAAGCAGAAAGTGATGTTGGGGGTTGTGAAATAGTTCCTGCAACTAAAGCAGAGCTAGCTGAAGAAGTTGCAGAACCATAAGCATTTGTAGCAGTAACTGTAAATGTATAAGAAGTTCCTGCAGATAATCCTGTAATTGCAATTGGGCTTGATGTTCCTGTAGCAGTAAATCCACCTGTATTAGAATTTACTGTATATGTTGTAGCGGGATTTCCAGTAGTTGCAGGTGTAAAATATACATATGCCGCTGGAGTTCCACCATATGCAATAGCCTGATTTGCTGCAGTTACATTTGTAGGAGCATTTGGAGCAGTTGCTGGATTTACCCAACCATTTACCGTATATACTTCTGTTTGACCTGTAGTAGTGTCATAATAGGATGTTCCAATAGAAGCAGTTGATGGGCGATTAGCCAAAGTTCCTGACAACTGTGTAAACGTACTTGATCCAAGTGCAGTTATATTATTATTAACTGTAACATAAGGTGTATTTAGAGAGTCATTAGGTACGTTTTTTGGTTTGTCTAAAGGCATTTTATTGCCACCGCCCTCTCTTTAAGCCTGAGCTTCAGTCCAAGCAAGTCTTCCGATAACCTGTGCTGGAGTAGATGCAAGATTTGTTACAACAATTGTAAGTACATCTGGCCCGTCAGGATATCCATTTTGTCCTGCATATGCTGGAGTTCCAAGTCCTCCACCACCAAGGATTGAGTTACCAAGGTCACGGAGGTTAGAAAGATCAAGCTCTGTAGTCTGGTTAGCAAAGAAACCACCAGTTACTTCACCGCCAGTTACCCCATAAGCACCTGCCGAACCACCATTTGTGGCATTTGGAGCAAAGTCTGCAATTTGTGCAAGGGAAGATGTAAGTGAGCCATAAACGTTACCTACAGCATTTGTCCATTGCTTATATGCAAGAAGTGATGGAGAGCCTGTTGTGCTATATGCTGTGGAATAAGTACCTGCCACTGCAAATGTCGTTGATGATGGAACAGATGTAATCGTATAAGTTCCATTATATCCAGTTGAGGATGTAACACCAGATACTACAACTTGGTCTCCAATATTTAATCCATGGGGAGTTGTAGTTGTATAAGTTTGAACTGTTCCTGAGCCAGAAGCTGTTGATAGGTAAATTGGAACACCTGTTGCAGCTCCATAAATTGTTTGAGAACCACCAAATGGTGATGCATTGATATATCCTCTTACAAGAATGTTACCCGTGTTAGTATTCAAAAGAGATACGTCAAGTGTTGAAAGAATCAACTGAGCACGGTTTAGAAGATCTCTTTGGCCAAATCCCGCTCCGATACCATTATCTACTGCAGGAGATAGACGGATTGACATCAAAGCTCTTGTATTATTTCCAGTCAAAGTTAGGGAACCGCTGGTAATTGTACCTGTTGGGTTTGGAGTAATTGTAAAGTTTGTTGAGTTAACAACAGAAGTTACATATGTTCCCGCTGCAATATTGGTTCCTGAAACTGTCATTCCTGGAAGAATATTTGCCGTTGTTTGTGTACCTGTTCCAGACAAAGTGATTGTATTTGATGCTGCAGATCCGCTTGCGGAACCTGAGAATACAATAGAAGCTGTTGGAATTGATACTGGAGTCTGCTGTCCGTATGTAAACAAGAGGGACTTATCAGCGGTAAATCCGCCATCCATAATTGCTGCAGTACCCCAGTGTGAGATAGTAGGAGCAAATGTTGGATATGCAAATTCTACCGCTACTGGAGTTTGAGCTGCATAAGTAAATGATTGTCCCGAAGATGCACCCATTGGTGGAACAATTACTGTTGGATTAGAAGTTAATGCACCTTGTGAAAGTGTAAGAACTGTACCATTAATTGCTGCAATAAATGTGTTATCTGGGAATGATAACGGAGCAATAACTCTTTGTCCTACTTGAAGTCCCGCTGCAGATGATACTGAAGCTTGGTTAGAACCAGCTGAAATTGTCAGAGCAAGTGATGAGTTACCTGCTTGTCCACGAGTAAGTCCAGTAAATGTTGTTGATGTTGTACCCGTATAGTTTACATATTCGTAAGCTGACTGATTGCGAATCAACAGTGTTCCTGATGATGGAAATCCCGTTGTTGATGCTACGTTAATTGTAGTATCTGATGCAGCAGCTGATGCTGTTAATACTGTAGACATTGGAATTGTTGAAGTTTCATAACGTCCTGCCAAGTTACCAGAACGCAAGAAAGCTTCTGAATTAGTGTTGTTATTTGGTAATGAATGGCAGTAAATAATTTTACCATCAGTACCACGAACACCCCAGCGAACTACACCTGCACCGTACCAAGCATAGTCAATAAACCACATTTGCATTCTTGATAGATCAATATTGAATCCTGAAGGACCAGTTCCATCAAGCTTATCAAGATTAAACTGAGATTGTGGAATACGAGTTTCAACTGTCTTAGACGCAACAATATAGTTATCAGTTG